GTCGCCTTGCCAATAAAAAAACGACCACCTTTGGAGCTGTTACACGATTTGCACATAGATTGTAAATTGCTTGGATTCCACATATCGCCGCCTTTTATGCGGGGAATTATATGATCTACTGTGTGTGCAGGCTTATTGCAGATAGCACACTGCCAACCATCACGATCTAAGATAGTAATGCGTAGCTTCTTCCACTTACCACTGCCTATTGCTTTCTTACTCAATGCCATCCCTTTAATTTGTAATGTTCATACGCTTTACACATAGAACCATAACGATGTAAATTGTATTTGATACCCCAGTCTATCTGCTTAGTACCATCAACTGTTGCTAGATACTTAGACCTACCTTGTGGTATGCCATAATGTGAGCCATTACGCGCTTTAGGGTTAAGCCTGCTTTCAGCTGTATATAGGTCTATTAGACAATATGTTTCATCTAAGTCATTTAATGTTATTAGTATGTATTGCCTATAATGCATAGGTTTGTAATTCTCTTTAGCAACAGAATAATCTTTTAAAAAGCAACTGATAAATGCAATTAGCATAAAGGTCGCCCAAACTCTGCGCCTTCCGAGTCTTGCCGGGGGCGACTCAGCTTTTCGATTTAAGATCGAACGCTTTTCTAGGGTATCACATGCAACCAAATTATTCATAATTATGCGTGTCGTTACGCTTAGGATAAGTATCTTGTAAAGGCCATGCGACATGTTGAGTTTTATCTAACAAGTAAATGTAACGATGTTTTTTAGTACGCGGCTTCCACACACCTGTTAAATGACGCTTAATTTTGCCTCTAGAATGCTTAACAGTGCCCCCATACCAGAAGTCTGTAGCAGGTGGCGTAAGACCATAATAGTTAAAGTTAGCAGCTTGATAGATTGTGCCTACATGCCTACTTGAGTCAGCATAACTAATGACAGCTTTGATACCCTTCTTTTTTAACTCTCTAAGACTATAAGCTATAAACTTAGATGCTATGTTGCTGTGATTTAAGGATGGCTCAAGCACAAGCCTAGACATCTCGACAAAGCAACTATAATTACCTCGAGGCAGACCAAACGCACTTTGTGCTGAATTAGGCACTGATAAGGGTGAATAGACCACAGCACCTATAATCTGATAATCCTTGATAATGCCAAAGCAATATTGACCTATAAAACGTTTGTTGCCTAGATAGTGGTAAGCACTGACAAGCTTGTAAGCCTCAACATAACTAATCTTGCCAAATTTTTGGAGCGATGGGATCAGAATTGAACTGTCATCTGATAGCTGGAAAGCTAACTGTGTTGTCATTACACCACCATCGCATGTTTCATTACCTAGCCTCTATTAATGCACAAGTATGGCAGCCATTCTTAAGAAACTGCCAACCGCCACACTTGCCGCATCTATCTATATTACTGTCGGGTATATCTAACGCTTCAGCTATGTTTTTCACTCCCACACAGCCGCACTCCATGCACTGGTACGCTTTAAAGCCTTCAGGCGTGTCTAACTGGTCAAGCCATAAGAACTCGGTCTTACCACTACACCCATTACATTTAAATCGTGTGTACATGTGCTAAAATCCCCTTCCTTATTGTCTGCAGTGACATTGAGTACATACTAAATACTGACCATCATGTAATAACCTGTCATCATTACACGATACACATCTGTCAGTGCTAAGGTTTAGGCTTTCGTTATCATTTTCCATGCGTAATGTGAAGCCTGAACCGTTTCTCACTTCAATAAATCCCATCTATTCACCCCCTTTTTCAGGAAAGTACCAAGAGCCTGTTGCATCTTGTTTAGCCCATTGTGCGTGCTCTTTTATACGATCTAAACATAAGTAACCGTAGTAAGGCTTGCCATTGGTCTTTGATACACCTGTAACTAAATTATGACCTTTAGCGCAACACTCTGGCGGTGCTTTAGGTGCTGTCTTGGTAGCAGCTTTAACCCAGTCCTCATTACTAATAGGTAAAGGATCTGTGCGATCTACTGAGAAAGTCTGAGCTTGTGCGACTTGCTTCATACTGTCTTTCGTAGCTGTTTTATCTGATCCTTTTAATAAGATTATTGCGCGCCCTAATGCACTGGTAGCGGTATCTTCGCAATAAAACTTTTTCATATTTTGTATGTAACTTTCCCTTGAGCCAAAAGCTATATTAGATACAGCTGGTGCTATGTCTTTACTGTCACGCCATAACGTAGCTTGTATCAATATGTAACCATTGACTGCATCATGGCTAATTACAGATATGTCAGATCTGCCAGCTGGAAAATTCGCTATAAACCATTTGTTTAATGTAGCTACATCCTCGTAATCTGATAGGTCAAATGCCATTAGTCTTTCCAATCGTCTGAGTCGTCTTGCATAGCGTCTGTAATACTTTTACCGATTGAAAGGTAGGCGATTGCGTCTTCGTAATTGTCAACGTACGCAGGATCTTCAGCTTGCCTGCTGATCTTGACCAACGCCATACAAATTGCAACCTCGTTTGGTTGTATTGGATAACCCAGATATGCACTCCACAGTTCGGCAATCCTCTTGTGGTTTGTAATTGGATGCCCATAGCGGAGACCTCTCGCATGAATAGTTTTGATGACATTATCAAATAATTTCTCAGTGCTTGTCATAATCAAATACTTCATCAGACTTGACCTTGATATCTGATAGTCGCCTATGAGATTGCCACCCATGAGCTCTACCCATCCAATAACCACGATTGAATGATTTATCCATAATGGTCGTAATTACGCCATAACCTATTAAATAACCTAGCACTGTATAAAGCACTAGCCAAGGTGCAGTTGTGGCTATCATGCGCTTACCATTGTTTTACGTAGGTGACAAGGACTAGCGTAATTAGTCAACATTAACCAATCGCCTGTACCTTCATCGCTGTGTATAGAGTAATTCTTACCTAATGAGCTAAGAAATCCTTCTGCTAATTTTAATGCAGAATAGTTATCAAACCAGTATGCATAATGCCAGCTAAATAATGGACTTGGATCAAATCTGTCTGCTTGTTTTTGCCAGTCTTGATTTACCCACTCCATTGAGTTTGTCCACAGCTGTTCAAAGTCAGCTGCTTTTATGTCAATCTGTATTTTCATTTGTAGCCCTTCTATGCTCACATATCTTGTGGCATAGCAATAGTGTCGCACGTGTGTACGACTTTATGGATGATTTATTAACTATTTTTGATAACGATTTGATAACGTTATTTGTAGAGTTTACCCTCAAAAATGAAGCTACCATCTGAGTTAATCGGTACTGTGATAACCGACACTTTACGCTCGTGAACGTAGGCAACGGCAAAGCCTTGCTGCCAGTTTGCATAGCCTCTAGTATACGCCATGCCTGAACTACTTAGATCGACCAAATTGCCGACTTCATAGCCCCATACAGTACGCCCTAATTGGCCTCTAGAAGCCTCTGTAAAGGCCGCTGACCCTAATCTATGGGTATGACCACACACTACGCTTTTTCCTAGCCTCCTAGCCCCATTTAAGGCCGTTTGTCCAGGAATTTGGCTAAGAGGGAAAGAGTCTCCATGAACCGCTGTCCAGCCTGGAGCCCAGTCAAATCCGTAAGGGTGGAATTTGATTTGCAATTTATCATATCCCATAAAACGCTCATATTGCATTTCGGGTAAATTGAGGAATGAGGGAAGTCTTTTTTTAATTGATCTGTAAAGTCTGATTCCATGATTACTTCCTAGTACGTCTGTTACTCCTAAGTAACTTAATACTTCCTGAGTCTGTGTCCTATCATCATTAATGTTGCCGACCATTTCATCAATAGTACCAGCATTAAAACCGCCCAATTGTGGTAAATCAATTTCATCGCCAATACAAATAGTCCGATGAGGTTTCCATTTACCTAGAAAACGCCCTACGGATTTAACACTAGCTTCACTAAAAAAAGGTACTTGCAGGTCAGACACAAACGCTATGCGCTTAATCTTCATCCTCGTCTGGAGTAGGAATACTTGGGATAATGCCGTCTTCGCCTACTACCCAGTCGGGCATAGATGATGGGCTATCCATTAGATAAAGTGCAACGCTCTCTGTAAACCCAGCCTTGCGTGCAGCTCTAAACATTTCATGTTTGGCAA